AGATTATTATTCCCACTTGAATCATTTCCAAGGTCACTTGCATTTTCAAATTTTAAATAAAAACCTGTGCTTCCATAGTTACCAGTTGTTGTATAATAGTCTTTAGGTATCCAAACTCCATTTTTTGTTTCACCAAAGTAAGATGCATCATAAGCATACCCATCTACCCAATGCATTTCTGCTACATATCCATCAAAAAAATAACTTGAATTAGAATCCTGTCTTGCACCTAGTCTATGTAACACATTAGAATTTATAACTGAATTTGTATTTTGACCTATAGTTCCACCTCCATGTGTATCTAATTGATTACCATTTAAATATATTTTTAATCTATCATCTTGACTTGATTGGGCAGTATCTAAAATTAATACAAAATGTCCCCAACCATTTGTATCTCTATAAACACCATTTGACGCTTGATAACGACTATTACCACCAGAACCATCAGCACTTTGAAAATATAAAACACTAGTTCCATATCCTGCTCCAGTATCAGTATCATATAGAAAACCACCATAAGGGTCTGTATGACTAGCAGTATTAAAAAAGTAATATTGATTATTACCAAAACCTGCACTTGCTGTAAATTTTGACCACCAACTTATAGTAAATTTTTTTCTATCACCACCAGAGCCAAAAGTTCGTGTCATTTGAGTACTTTCTGACCTTGAGAACCTAACAGATTGCTCTATCTGATAGCCATAAAATGCTCCACCACCTGCACTTGCTGCTGCTGCAGCTCCTGCTAATAAATTATTTTGAAAGACTCCCATTATGCGTATGCCTGTGAAATTACCATTTGTATATCTCCACCAACTCCATCACTAGATGCAGATACTACAATATAATCTAATCTATCTACTGCACCATTATCTGTTGATAAGGTTGGGTCTGTACCACCTATAAATTTAAAATCTGCATTATATGCCATTGTACCACTTCCTCCACTTTGTGTCAAGAAAATACTTCCTGTTTGTCCTGTTCTACATCCTGTAGGTTTAGCCAATGTATGTGCTGCTGTAACTGTTGTACTAAAGTTTTGTGCATTACCAAAATTTAATGATACTGAAGCTACACCATTAATAGCTGTTGCACAAACAACTGCTGCTGCACTTTTTGTTAATTGTAATTGTCCTTCTAATGAAGTATTACCTGATACTCTTACTGTGCCTAAAAATCCTGTATTACCTGTAACTGTAGTTGCACCTGTTACTTTTAATGTGCCTACTAATTGTGAATTACCTGATACACAAACATCTCCATCAAATTCTGCTTTACCACCTACTGTTAATGTACCACCTACAGATGTATTACCTGCTATAGTTGCTGTGCCACCTATATTTAAATTACCAGATACAGATGTATTACCTGCAACATCTAATGTACTACCAAGAGATACAGCACCTGTTATTGTTGTTGTGCCACCTATTGCAACATTACCACTTACTGATACGTCATCTTCAAACTCTGCCTTGCCTGTTATATTAGATGTGCCACCTATTGAAACATTACCAACAATTGCAGCATTACCAGATACACAAACAGCACCATCAAACTCAGCTTTACCTCCAACAGTTAGTGTTCCTCCTACAGATGTATTACCTGTTATAGTTGCTGTACCTCCTACAAAAGCATTACCAGATATACAAACATCATTATCAAACTCTACTTTATCACCAAATGTTTTATTTGTAAATGTTTGTGTTGCTGCTATACCTGCTAATGTATCTGCAGATGCAGGCATTACTAAATCTATATTACCAGAAAAATCAGCATGAGCAGGTGCTTTTAATGCAGCATAATGTGCATTGCCTGATTCACAATACATTCTAAGTTCTGACTGCGAACCAGTATTTTTTAAATCTATAATACCACCACCAACACTTACTGTACCACCTACGATAGCATTACCACTTACTGATACGTCATCTTTAAAATGTGAGTAACCTGTAACACTTAAAGTAGAATTTAATTGTACTGCACCACCTATAGTAGTATGACCACCAATGTTCATATCACCAGATACAGAAACATCTCCATCAAAAGTAGCATTCCCTATAACTGTAACTGTACCACCTATATGTGCATTACCACCTATAGTTGCATTATTAACAGATATATTACCTGTAATAACTGCAGGTACATTTGTTAAGTTTGCACCATCTCCAAAGAAAGCTGAAGCACATACTTTAGAACTTACATGCACATCTCCTTTGACTGTAACATTACCACCTAGTGATACATTACCAGCTACATCAAGTGTACCACCAATACTTGTATTACCTGATACTCTAGCTGTTGTTAAAAATCCTGCAGCTCCTGATACTGTAGCTGTACTTAATAAATTAACTGCACCTCCTACAGATACAGTTCCTGCTAATGATGTATTACCTGCTACTGTTAATGTGCTTGCAAGATTAACTGCACCACCAACACTTAACGTGCTTTTTAAATGTGTTTCACCTTCTATAGTAGCAGTAGAAGATACATTTAATGTACCACCAACTTGTGCATTTGAAACTGATATGTTACCTGTAATTGGTATACCTGTAATATTTGTACCATCACCATAAAATGCAGAAGCACAAACTTTAGAGCTAACATGAACATCACCTTTTACAGTTACGTTACCTCCAAGACTTACATTACCTGCTACATCTAACGTGCCTCCCACAGAAGCATTACCTGAAACTCTAACAGCACCTAAAAATCCTGCTGTGCCTGATACAGTTGCTGTGCTTAACATATTTACAGCACCACCTACAGATAAAGTGCCACCTATTGTTGCATTACCTACAAGAACTGAATCACCACTAATACAAACATCATCATTAAAATCTACTTTATCACCAAATGTTTTATTTGTTAATGTATCAGTAGTGGATGTACCAACTAATGTTGCTGCACTTGTTGGAAGTGTTATTATTATATTACCACTAAAAGAACTATGTGGTGGAGCTTGTAAAGCTGCGTAGTGTGCATTACCAGATTCACAATATAATTTTATATTAGATTGTGTGCCTGTATTTTTAACTTGTATCTCACCACCAGATACCATAATATTACCACCGATAGTAACATTACCACCTACAGTTATATTATTAGTAACAATTAAACTAGATACAGATACATCACCAGTAAATACTATGCCTGTTAAGTTAGAACCATCACCATGAAAAGCACTAGCACAAACTTTATTTGATATTGCTAAATTACCTGCTACAGAAGCATCTCCAGATACTCCAAAGGTTTGTCCTACAAATAATGTGCCATCTATTTGTGCAGCACTTGTAGCTACCTGTAAAGCTGTAGCACTCCCATCACCATCTACAATAGTAGTAAGTGCAGTAGAAATACCTGTATTAGTAGAAACATCTATTTTTAATAGTTGTTTATATGTATTGCTAATTAATCTTCCAGTTAGTGTATTGCTCATATTGTATTCCACTTTCTAACAGTATCTGTTGAATCATCATTCCAAGTTATTGCTGTTGTATTCCATATTGCATTTCTACCACCATCATCAGGTCTTGGGTCTTTAATAGTAGGGTCATCTCTTACATCTGCAACTCTATTTTGTGGATGATTTTTTAAATCAAAATTACCATCAAAACATTCAGGACATCTTAAAGTACCATAGCTAGTTTTTCTCATTACTCTATGTGGATATCTCATTCCACAACTATCACAAATAGCTAATGCTCTTTTATTTGTTGCCATTAAATATATCTCAATCTAGGTTTTACCATGAGACTTGCTCTGTCTTTATTATCTTCCATAGCTCTCATTAATAATTCTTCATAGTTTTGTTTTAATAATCCTAATCTTTCACCAGGTATATTAGGTCTTTTTAGTCCCATATAATATGCAAGACCTGCAGTAAGACAAGGTAAAAATCTTACTGGAGCATCTGCATTTTGTTGAAATGATTTATCAACATCTTGAACTTGTCTGATTGCCTCTATTCCTAGAACACCAGTAGAATTATCTGGTATAGGATAAAGATGTATGGTTGGATTATTAATATCTTTTTTTATAGCATATTGTGTTGGCCTACCTTTTTGGTCTTTATTAGGTATGACATGATATTCTTCAAAAGATATTCTTTCTAATTTTGTTTCAACTGCAGGTGATGTCTCCTTGTATGTAACAAATAAAGCATCATTAACTGAGCTATCTAATGCATATGTTGTGGTGCTAGTAGCCACAGTGACTGCAGTTGTAAATGTAGACCAAAGTAATACACCTCTATTTTGCCAATCGTTTAACATTAAGTTAATAGAACGTCTAGCTGATTGTGGTTCATGACCTAGTGTTTGTTCACCACCAATCATTTCCATTGCTTCTTGTATTACTTCATCAATATCTAAATTAAAATTAAATGTGCCGGATTGTGCCATTATACTTTTCTCGCTTGTTTTAATTGTTTTTTAGCTGCCTTTGCTAATCTTGACTGCTCTGGCTTACCACCAAACTTTGCTCGTTGTTCTAATACAGTTAGTATCTGTATCTTTCTAGCATATGGTTTTTTAATTCTT